GGATAGATGGAAGAAGATGCAAAGATAGCCGCCCAAAAATCTGGACGGCTATCTTTTTATGTGGTGAACGCTATCGCGGACGGTTGTACTTTTAATTTAAATGTCTAAGCGTTTTTTTTACTTTAAAAAAATAACCAGATAATCCCGTTTTTTTGTCAGTTAATCCAGGAAATCCCTATTTCCCTCCTTTTCTTCAACTACCCCGGTTTGCCAACATAAAATAACTTTATAAATTTGTAAACACTTGCGAATCAATGGGGAATTCTTTGATGATATTATAAAACTGTTTTTCTTTTCAGGTTGTATCAACCCTGAAACAGATAGTCGTGTGAAACTTGAATCTCTCTTTTTATACTACCACAAGGCCGGCATGGACATTTTTCCATTGCGGGCCTTGTTCTTCTATCTCGTTTATAACCAGCCACTCAGGAATAGATTGAAAAAATTATACAAAATAAACTGCTAAAAGGTTTGGCTATTTCGGATAAAAGATTTACCTTTGCACTCGCAAAAGAAAAAAAGATGCACTCTTAGCTCAGTTGGTAGAGCAACTGACTCTTAATCAGTGGGTCCAGGGTTCGAATCCCTGAGGGTGTACAACAAATTAGTGCAAAAAGTAGAAAAGTTCTGAAAATCAATTGATTTTCAGAACTTTTTTGTTTTTTACTATGCAGAATAAGGTGGTTTTCGGAAAGAAAGAAAGGACTTATCCGTGGGACTTTTTTTAGCCCCTAAAAAAGTCCCACGGATATGATTCTATTTCATTATTTTACAAGCCGCAAAACGATTTGTGAGAGTTTCTCAAAACGATTTGTGTGATTTTCACGTCTATTAATATAAAACGAAATGTGATTTTTGTGATAAACAAATAAGGCTAAAAGATTTCCCAATACTCTAGCCTTTTCATTGATTCATTAAATACCACTTGAATACTAAATAAATTCTTGTTTATAAAGCATTATATCAGTATAAGTAGAATTGTAATTCATTCTAGCATTGAACTCTTCCTTTTTTGCATTATTAAACGGATTACCAATATTGGGATGATTACCCATCCAGCAGCACAACTCTAATATAGATGATTTATTACTTGTAAAATAAATGAATGATTTATCCACAAGTATGGCTAATACATCTAAATAATCTGAAAGCCTCCAATTCATGCGATATGTTCCGACTTCAGTAGTTGTTTCTACAAAAATACAATAGTCTATGCTATTGACAATGTTTAATGAGTAGAATATGTGTAGAGTACAGTATATACCGGTAGGATATATAATGCTTATAGCAATATTCTCATAGTGACTTAAAGTTACTGAGTTATTCTACTAGCCATTAAAATCATTTTTTCTTTCATACAATTAAGGTTTTGATTATATTTGTAAATAAAGTCTCTTTGAGACCTATATGTTTGTGGGGTGCAGAGGCACCCTTTTTTATGACTATGATAACTGATTAAACCATACTCCAAGTGCAACTGTAACTAGCGGCCACACACATCCTGTTACGGTCGCAACGATATCACGCCAGTCTGCTTTTTCGTCGATAATCAAATCTTTTACAATAGCAAAGAAAAGCGCGACTACCGTTCCGATAATGACACCGAATAGTGCATCCCAACTAAATGAACCTTCCTGTAAGATGGAAACTGTTGATACGCAGAAACAAATCAATGCTCCAACTAAATGATGGTCAAACTTATCTTGACCAACTTTTGCGATAAAAGAATCTAAAGCAGTCATAAAACTAAAACTAAAATTAAGATTACTACCCACAATACCAGGCATAATATATACGGGTATGATATATATAAGCCTCTCAATATGTTTCTCATTTTTGTCCCTTTTTAATTCCGTAGACGCGATATGCACTGCTACCAGTTGCATTAAATCTAATTTCAAAAAGTGCTTTTCCTGTATTAAAGTCATACAAACCAGCATTTGCTGCATCTCCGCTTCTGCTACTTCCCCACGAGACAAGATATATCCCCTCAGCGCATTTATCAACAGAACCCATATATCGTCCTCTGTAACCATTGAATGTATATGATTTGAAATTAATGAGTTGCTTGTTTTCTGTGTCGATATTAAATTCTAGTATTCTTGACGCTCCGGAAGCCTTATTGTCATACATAGTAATAAGTCCTTCAGAATTTACAACTCCGTCATGAGACTCATACCACTGTTGCTCAGTCGTAGTCTTGATACGAGTAGGAACATCCCATCCTGAGTGGTCACTGTCTCCGCCAATTTTCCATAATATATCTCCAATAGTGCCTGTATGACTTGAATCGTCCCAAGTCCTTTCAATCACAAGCATCTGATTTGCTTGCTTATTGTTTATATACAGATTACCATCTGGTGCTATACTAATTGAATTATTGTGCAAATAATCTGCATTATTACCTTGATAATTACTGTCCATCCATAACTCAGGGTAGTCCTCAGAGTGCCATTCCCAAACTTTTTCGCCTTCATAAACCTCTTCAAGGTGAAGCGCGGTTACAACTTTACTTTCACCGTCTACAACAGTAGTCTGATTTGAGACATATCTTTGGCATATATAGTGCAATGGATTTACACTAATTACAAGGCAGTCATGAGGTTCAATGCTTTCTCCTGCGCTATTACCTAAATCTCCTTTGACTAATTCAAAGGTTTCACCATTAGCCTTGTATATATTCAATTTTCCATTGGAGTTGTTAAGATTTCCATCAACTCCATAGAAATACCATTCGTCATTTTCCTTCAATATTCTTGGGCAGTTGACTTTCTTGTTAATATATCTCGCCACTAAACCAGTTGATGAAAGTTCATACAGGTAGTTAGTAACTCCACCTTCAACCGGACAGAATATCAAGTAGTCATAATACTTGCTGAAATCTCCTGTTATAGAGAATAGAGGAAAATTCTGTGGCAAATTTGCCATCGGTATGCCTTCTTGAAGAATATATTTTAGTATTGGTTCTTCTCCGCTATCGTCTACAATAATGGAATAAAATCTTCCTGATGTGCTTTTAATAGGATAATCCAATCCATTAGGTATATTAAGCTGGTCGATTCTGAATTTTGGCATCTTAAAATAATCCCCTTGCTCAGTGGGAAGATATTTTGCTTTTACAATCTTTTCTGTATCTACATTAGCTAGAGGAACAACAAACACTACATTCGCTGCATTTGAGAAATCCTGACCATCAGATTCAGCAATCTGTATTGTTGGAGAATATGCCGCATTCTTAATATCGCCAAGTATATTCTCATCGCTATCCAAAACAACAATGATTCCTGTCCCAAAATCACTTCGTGTGAACCAGTCTCCTTTTTGGCAGGGTATATTATTAGAATAACATCCCGTTGAATCAGTCTTTCTCCCAATAGCTGATTCCACTTTATTTGCGAACTCCGAGTCATAAGCCCTTGTATTATTTTTATCAAATAGATTTTCAAGAGAATAGTCTTCAACTCCATCAAGCTCTGTTATATTAGTTACAGATTTTATAGTAGAATCCTGCGAGGAATCATCAGCCTTTTCTATTTTTATGTATGGCAAATCTTTACCGTTGTATGTATCTCCAGCACCTGCGTTGTAATTAATTAATAAATAGCAGTTATTAGTAGCTTCATATTTATGTTCCACGGGTACGAGTTCTGCATCATACATTTTATATATGCAGTCGAAAGTATCTTCTGAATAAATTTGGAATGAATCAGCATTTCTGACTCCTGTGTATATTGTAGCAATATCTCCTTTATTTAGACGAATAAATGATTTACTAATATAATCTTGAGTGCCACCTGTACCAATCGTTCCGTTATCGTTAGACAAATAAAATTTATTTATCAAGTATTCTATTCCACTATACTCTATATTTTCACTTGCTGTATTGTATAGTATATTGTTTAAATAATTTACAGAAGAATCCCCTATTGCTATTATTGGCAGTTCATAGCCAAGAACAGAGAGCCCACTATAATAATTATACACCCTTATATATCCGTCTTGGCTAGGTGTGTATTCAATAACATTAACTTTATATGCGTATTTTGTAGAACTTTTTGGGCTAATTATATCAATAACACTATTCTCTGTTTTGTCGCTATAAAAACAAAATACTGATTTACCACCATCGTCGTCAGAAATAGTAAGTATCTTTATTTTTTCATTTTTTTTAACTGGGTAAAAATCTAATACATATTCTTTTGGACTAGCAGCTGAACCCATTACTCCGGCTGTAGAAAGATATCTACTCATTGTAAAATTTCCTGTGCCACTTATTATTTCTATATTTTCTTTCGTCTGAAAACTTTGCCAATTTGAAGAATCCGACCATGAATCATCGTTCAGGCTAGTACCTATATATTGCTCATTTACTATATTCCCTTCACCGTCTTTATACGAAATAATCAAGAGCTCTTTTCTGTCTTTTAATTGGACTTGCTTCCTGGTAGTAGCAGCATCTGTATTCCATGTGAGCGTTTTATTACCTCCATCAGAGCTGCCACCCTGTACATTGCTCGAATAGAAGTTTGTCCCGTCGTAGTATATGTCAATTACTTCTCCAGCCTCCCATGAGTTTCCGCTTGTAGCACGTGTTTTGTCGTAATATAACGGCTTTGCTCCTAATGAGTTGATATTAAGAGTAGCGTTGCTTGCCGTATTATTGTTAGTCATCTTAACAAGCATGCGTATACCTGTTGTAAGGCTTGTAAGCCCAGTAATTGATACAGTTTTGGCTGCTGTGCTGGCTGCAGTGTCGCAAGTAACATAGTTAATTCCGGCTACTTTATTTGACACCTCAGTAAGTTCTTCCTTTCTTGCATAGTCTGTTAGATCAACTGAATCCGTATCAGGAGCCTTACCGGTATTGTGCCACGTCCCGGCCACCTGAACATCATACACTGTGTCAGGATAAGGTTCTCCTACATAGGCTGTATCTCCTACCTGTGGGGACGGATATTTTTGTTTTAACACGGTTTCAGACGTGAAATATCCTCTGAATTTTGTTGTAGCAGACTTAACTTTCTCCAAATCCACATTGATTTTTTGAAAGTTTGAATTGAGGGTACTCGCTGTGTCACCCCAATTCGAATCTTTTTTTATTTCTGAAAGGTTTGCCATATCGTTACTGTCTTAATGTTTTTATAAAATAATGTACCTCAGATTGGGTCAGAGTACCAGGATTTATTACGCTTCTGAGGATGCATACCATTCCCAGCACATCACCTTTGCTCAACACAATCTCGGTTATTTCGTTCCCATTTTGGTCAAATAACTTTGCGCCATCAGAAAGATGTATTGCAAATTCAGAGTTGTTCTGTACAGAAACACCTATGAAAGATGAATAGGGAGGCACAAGTATGTCTATATAAAATCCATTTGCACCTGCTTCAATTCCAGGTATCTTCTCTGAAATCTGCTGGAAGTTTGGAAGAAGGACCTCAAAACGACCTGTATTGAAAGTGTTAAATATAAGTTCATATATCTGGGCACGTCCGATATTGTTTATGATGAAATTCCGTATAAAGTCTTCGTTGTTAGGTATCAGGTTAAACCCTGACATTGATCCGAGCACGGTCATACTGTAACCGAGTAATGCTCCATTTGCGTTCACCCGCAAACCACCAATCTGCGACCCTTCACCAGCTTCAAGGACTCCATTTACCTTTAACTTGTCACCTGTAAAGTCAATGAACGGATTATTCCCTTCTTTCTTTCCTATCCATCCGGTTCCATCCGCATTGAGTCGGGTCACTCCGTTACCCAAATCTACCATTCCTCTGAAATATCCTCCCAGGGCATAGATGTATCCACGAATGAACACATCGCCGCCATGCGTGGCTACGAACTTCGCCATAGACTTCCATTCCTCATCGGTAGGCGTTTCGCCACCAATAAGTTTCTGAACAGTTGCGATTGCTTGTTCGAAAGTGCCGCCAGCCCAAAAAGCCACGTCTGTGTCATCATTGTAGATTCCGCTGATACCTGCGTTTACCTTTTCCATGACACTGTCAGTCCACTTGCCAACTTCAACAACAGAAGTAAGAACTAACCCGCCATTTACGTCTGTGCTTCCTTTCATTGCATCCTGCAAGTACCAAAGATTCTTGAACTCGTCCTTTACAGCGTCCGGGTCTAGCACGGACGGACACCAGTCTGTCGGTATCGTACCTCTTTCCAACTTTATATCGCATATTGTTGCCGCACCTGAAAATGTAACTGATGTGCTATTACTGTTTGTAAAAACATGAGAATACTTCTTGTAATCATTCGTCAGCTGCTGTGATATTGTACTTCCTCCAACTACAATCTGCAATGAAGTTCCTTTTGCCTTGTAGCTTATCACATAATTCTCATTCGGAATAAACATCAAACCCTGAGAAAGTCTTCCTATCGTAGCAGATACACCTGATACAGCGTTTTCATCCTGATTAAGTGTTGCAGTACCATTCCACTTGTCGAGTGTCGTGTTGTACATCTCTGTTCCTTCTTTCAGAGTCGTATTTGAGTCAAGTTTAAGTGACTCGAAATCACCAAGAAACCCAGTATTCAAAAGAAGATTTTCTCCACCTATCTTTACGGCATTATAGATTTCATCAGGCAAATCCGTAAAGTTTCCTGCGCCCTCTGAGCCTTGCTGTATCTTTACCTTTCCGGATACTTCAACACCTTCTTCCTGATCATACTTAATGTAGGTTTTACCTTCTTTGTCTCCCACATAGGTATCTCCGTATGTAACAGACTTGTATCTTCCGCTTACCGGGTCATAGTAATCCATCTTTACGGCTTTGTCTTCGAGGCTGTAGCTGTCTATACCCTGATAATATTTAATCGAAGGGCTGTCTGTACCAAATGCTGATATGATAATTGCCGCCTGGCGTGTCTTGTCCGTCCGGTGTCCTAAGCCAACAAGCTCATCGCCGGCCTGCGGGATGGTGGAACCGGTGTCGCAGTCAGTTTTGCTGAGGTCTACATAGTCATCACCAACAGCTGTCACCAACCTCCAGTAGTAAGCCTGTTCAGTGAGATTAAATGTCTGCCGGCGTGCCTGGGTGCCAACGGTGAACTGGTTCTGCAAGGTCCGGTCTCCGTCTGTCTGCTCAAAGTAGCATCTGTATGCAGTGTCTGTTTCTTCTACCTTGGAAATCGTCATACCGGAAGGTGACACAATGAGCATACCTCCCACATGCTTTGCTTCCTGAATTATAAGTTCTATAAAAGTAGCCAGCTTGCGGATAGTGAGGTAATCGAACTCTGCATGAGAATTCCCATCCTGGTCTATCTGTATAGCGCCTCCGGTTCCAAGCAACCCGGAGACAAATTTACCCAGTTCAATCCCTTTTAGAAATTTCTGTAGATATGGGTTTTCATCCGTTTTGTCCTTGCGGTGAAACTTTAGCAGTGAAGCCAAAGCAGAATATACATTATTGTCAGAAGGTGTATTCCTGTCTGTACTTGTTAGTATATCAATAATCGTCTGTTCCGCCTGTCTGGCCACTTCATAACGTAGCGAGTTCAACGAGTTATCTACAGACGATTTCCACCCCGTTCCTACCTCATCCGAGCAGGTTATCGTTGCCTGGCACAAGTCATTCAACTTGCGCTGCACCTTCGTGATACGGGTATCCTTGTATCCGCCGGTGGTGCCGAAATACTGTTCTGACAGCAGACGCACGTTCCACCCGATGCGGAGCGGCGTGTTATTCTTCTCAATATAATTCCGGTCCGTGGTTCCGGTGTATTTGTTCGGGTCAAAACTGTAGGTATTCAGAAAGTCATCGACAGCCTGTTTGTACGCCTGTTCCGCTGCAGTAATGTACTCCTGCGGCATGGCGAAGTTCCACGGAATGTATTGGTCGCCCGGAGTTGGGATAATCGCTCCGCCAGGTATCTGAGTCGTATCATCCGGATACACGTTGATGATCTCCCACTCTCCAGTGTCTTCGTGCCATTCGGCCTGAAAGGAACCGTCAGTTCCACGTCCAGCCAGTTCGCCTGTCTGGAATTGTAACATATAGTCCAGATCTGGAATCCCGTAGTCTTTCGGATTCCAGTTCATTCCGTTGTCCTTGAAGTAATATACAGTATACTCCCGTCCTTCCTCATTGGTTTTCTCTTCCGTTCGTACAGAGGATACTGTACCCACGTACTTAGGGTATATTTCAGAGAACGCATCTTCTTCGGTTTCTTCTTTCACTCCATACAGGTCTACGTTTTTGTCTACATAAAGAGATCGGTCAGGAAGTTGCAGACGGGAATACCCGTACTTCGTCGCATCAATATTGCGTGTGCTGCCCAATGGGAACAGACGGGTAAAGAACTTCACTTTTCCGTTATCTTCCTGTGCCAGATTGGTTAGTCCTTGAAGATATCCAAGCTCCACCACTTCGCCACGTTCAGCCTTGCAGAGATTAATCACATAACCATCCGCCCACATTTCTGTTTCAAATGTGGCGGCGATGCCATTACTTCCGAAAGCTGCATCCCAGCATTTCACGTTCCGGTAGTCGATTGTTTTGTTTTCGGAGGTAATCACGGTTCCGATGCTCCACAAGTTTCCACCAGCACGACGGTTCATGTTGTCAATCCACAACTGAAGGTGTTCGCGCGGGCCGCCATCATAACTGAATTCAGACGTGGTTCCACCTTCCTGGAACAGCATCAGCGTATCTTCCGCGTCATGGATCGGCGCATAGAACTTCACGCTGTATTCGTAAGTCTGTGTGTTCTTCTGCTTCGGGCGATAACGTGACTTTACCTTATAGCGCACGCCTTCCAGTTCTATGTAGTCATCCACATCCAGCGGAACGTATGCGGTATGGGTGAAGGATGCAGATACGCTGCATTCTCCACCTATTTCCTCTGTGACGGTAGAAGAAGAATTCGGGCTGGCTGTCAGTCGAAGGTTGTTGTTTTTATCGTATATTTTCAGTTCCATTTAATCAGAGTTTAATCAATCCTAAATAGAAGGCTGCGGCTCCATGAATTTCACAGAAAACAGCACATAGAAGCGGTCTCCTTCGTAGCTTTCGTACCAAGATGGATCTGCCGGCATATCCTGATACACCATCTTGTAGGTGCGGTAATTCTTTACAGAAATTGACAGCATTCCCGACGTGATCAGCGTCATCATACGCTGATATTTGTCCAGGCGGTCAGTTACGGAGGTTCCACGAAGCCAGAACTGCAAAGTACGCTCGATGCTGCTCAGTTTTACGTCCGGATTCAGAGGAAGTTCTACCCCAACCCGTTCCCGGAAGTCGACGGTGGTAATATCTTTGGCCGAAGGCATGCGAAGCAGAGCGTCCATGTTCACGTGTCCGCCTTCTTCCGTCTCTCCGAGGAAAGCACCGTATTCCGTCCATACGTCTGTCCCGTTTATTGTAAGAAATCCTGTCAGGTCCATATTATTTCAGTGTTATACCGTTCAATTTCATGTCACTCAATATCTCGTGTATTTCCACCAGGTGTGCCGTGTGTCCGGCTATGGTGGCCAGTGTCTGGCTGTCCTGCTTCTGTGTGTTGCGGATTTCCTGCACAAACTTGTCTGTATTGGCCAGATGCGTCTGCATGTTCCGTCCTATCCCCTCAAAAGTGGATATGCTATCCTGACTCATTGTGGTCAGTGCACCGCTGCTGGGAGACTGGATGCTGCCGGAACTATCCGATGAAGTCCATCCGAAATCTTTCATGATTTGCTCACGTTCGGCCAGCATATCATTCACAATGTCCTGATATTTTTTCCGCAACAAATTGGCTTCATCTTCTGTCAGTTTGTTCCCAGACTCCGCATCTGTAGACCACATATCATACAGATTCTGAATCTGCTGTTTGTATTTCCCGGCAATCAGTGATGAAAATATTGCATTCTGTAGATACTTCTCGAAGTTATCTGCAAAGTCCTGATTGGTGGCATCTAGGTCCGACAGCATACTGTTGAAGCTGTCACGGAATTCGTCAAAGCTGACTCCGGTAAGCGCTTCCTTCTCCTGTTCGGCAATTTCCTGAAGCTGCTCGCTGTACTTATCTATGTTCTGAATGTAGGTCACAAACTCAGAGTTGACTGCCGTCAGAACAGACACAAACTTTTCGTCCTGAAGTACCTTACCGATGACATCCGCATCAAGATTGATCACGTCACCAAATCCCTGTATATTTGCTCCAGTTAATTCTGAAAGTCTTCTCCAATCCTGTGAACTCATACCATTGTTTACACGATATCCAAGAGAGTGACTTCCGATGCTGGCACCGCTACCCGACAGTGCGTTCATCAGCTGCCGCTGGCGTTCAATCTGCACATCTACCAGTTTCTTCGCTTCCTCGGCTGCCTTCTGTGCTTCTGTACCGTAGTCGATGTCAATGTATTCCTGCTTTTTTGAAATAAGGTCATCCCAGATTGTAATCAGTCCTTCGTACTTCGACTTCATATTTTCATACCCGGAATAATCTGCACCGCCGAAACCAAATAGCCCGGCTATAGTATTCCCGACTCCAGTCAGAATCTTGATTGAACCGGTAATGGCACTGAAAGGTTTTGTCAAGTCGATACTTTCCAGTCCACTCATTACCTGCCCCAGCCCGTTCAAGGTATCGCTCACTGCTTCCGGAACCTTCACGCCAAAATTGCCAAGCATTTCTACGATGTCATTCCCTGCATTGACAACAGCCATTCCTTTCTGCCCGATGGAATTGGCCGCTTCGGTTAGGCTCTTCTGTGCGCTGTATCGTTTATCCTGTGCGGCACGCAATTTTTCTTCGGCTTCTGCCTGTGTGACCAACTTACGGGTAATCGTTCCGGTCGCTTCGTCGTATTCCTCTACGATTACGCTTCCTCCCATCTGCGTCTGATTCAACAGATTTTGGGCTGAGCGAACTTCCTCCATTGCCGACTTGTAGTCCTCGTATCCCTTCTTCATCGTTTCGAATGGGGAGCGGTCGGCCAGTTCTGAGTCGATATCCTTGAACGCATCCATGACTTCCTTGAAGGACTCGGGGCTGATGTCATCGCCTATGCCTTCCAGGTATTGTTTCAGCTTCTCTCTGAGACTTTCCAGCGTATCAGTAGACACACGCTCCAGGTCACCGAAAATCTTGTCCCAGTCCATCCCTTTCTTCATTTCTTCAAAGTCCAGGCTTGCCAGCTTGTCGTCACGTTCACGCACAAGAGTGTCGGCCTCTCCTTCTGTTTCCGCAGCCGCAATCTTCCGGGCATAATCCATCGCGATGGCCAGACGCTTTTCCTGATACGTTCCGTACTCTTTATTATAATCAATAAGGCTTTGTGTGGCCTTATCCTGATATTCCTGTTCAATCTGATATATCTTTTCGTTGTACACCTGTTCGGCCAGCACGCGGTTGGTGTTTGCTGTGTTCTTTACATCGTCGTATTGGCTCTGAGGAATGTTGTCACCCTGCTTGCGTGCTTGGTCCATCTTGTCCAGCGTGTCGCGTTCCTGCTTGTCGATGTCGGCAATGCTGTCATCGTACTCCTGTTTGGCCAGCGCCATCCGCTTGGCAATACCTTCCTGCATAATCTGGATGCGGAGTTTCTCTGTAGTCTGTTGTGCTTTTACGCGGGCATCAGCCAGCTGGGAAGCGTAGTCTGTTTTTTCTTTGTTTGTTCCTGTTTCTGTTACTCCGTTAGATTCAAAAAGAAGATCCTCTATGTTTACTTGATTAGCCAGATTCTTATTGAACTTGGTCAAATCATATATCTTCTTCCTCCATTCAGTAATTTTTTCTTCGCTTTGATTAAAAAATCTGTCATAATCTTTATTTACGGCATCAATCACATCATTACTTACAGGAAAGAATATCCGATTTTGTCCTTGCTTTAACTGTCCTACGGCTTCTGTTCTTTTAACCTCGTTAAGTTCTTGTTTTTTGTATTCTTCCGTTATTTTTGATTCAAGATCCAGTATTTCCTTACTGTTCTTAATCAGTGTCTCTTTAGCGGCTTGCGCCTTTGCTGAAGCCATAATAGCTGTGGCAAGTTCATTGTATTTTCCAGCCGCTTTTCCCACTAACACCTCTTCGTCACTTAGATTCTTAAAGTATTGAGGAAATTCTTTTTTCAGTTCCTTTACAGCTGATATACGTTCATTCATTCCTTTTGAACTATCTACTGTAGCCTGATAGAGTAAGTTCAGTTGCACAATCTCTTCCTGTGCTGCCTGCTGAGAATCAAGCATGGTCTTTTTGTAACTTTCCAGAGCCTCTTTATTGTTGTCAATGGCTTTTTTCCCGCTGATAAGCTCTTTTACCCAGTTTGCAATATCCTTTCCAAAAACAATACCAAGTGAAATGGCGGCCACCAGGGCCGTCTGCCAGCTGAACAAGGAACTTGCAAGCTGCTTCCATACCGGCACGCTCTTCTGACCAGATGCAGCCAAAAGTTCATTCTGTTTGCGTACATCCGCGATGGCATCCGCTAACATCGGGAGGTTGTTGGAGATAGCCAGAATAAACATCTGCGGCCCCATTGCCAGTGAAGGCAGCTCTCTTGCCACCTGACTGAATTGCATCTTCAGATTGTTGGTTTTTCGCGTAACGGCTTCCGTGTCGATGTCGATAGAAGGTGTCTTGGCTGTTTCCTCTTTTGTTTTCTGCAAGTCCTTCAGACCGGCCTTCAATCCGTTAATTTGACCGGTCAAAGCCTGTACGTTGGCCGCTTCCTGCGTGTAGCTTTTTCCGGCTTGCTTGTTTGCTTCAAGTTGCTTGATCTGTTCGGCACGTACCTGCTTCAATGCTTCAATCAGTTTCATAGTCTGATTTTCCACATCATCCACATTCTTACCAACCGACTGTAGTCCGGCCTTGGTAAGGTCTTTCATGAATATTTCCAGTTCCACAGGTACTGCCATATCATTAATCTTTTATTGCATAATTTGTAAAGAACTCCATCGGGTTCATTCCCTTTGTCGTATTCGTTTTATCGGTTTGTGTGTGACTGCTTCTTTGTTTCTCCCGCCCCTCCATCTCACGGATCTGTTGCATCAGGTCCGGCTTCTGCGGAGGAACCCAGTGCGGCATGTCTGCCATCATCATTTGCAGGGTTACTACGTTCACTTTGTCCATAATATAATCAATGCTCCAGCCTGTTTCCGTGGCCAGCTGACCTACTACGCCGAAAAGGCTATGAGAAGGTTCCGTATGCCCCTTCTTTAACTCCTCCTGTCGTTTGCGTTTTCGTTCCGGCTCGCTAAGGGCTGCATCTTGTTCAAGGCTGCTGCCGATGCGATAATAATCCCGAAAGACGTGGTAGATGTACTGTTCAGCACCTGCCGCCAGGCGGCTGCAAGTTCATCGGGTGTCATCAGTTCCCGAAGTATCCAAGCCACCGGACGATTCAACAGTCTTCCCAGGATAGGGCCACGTACAATTCCGTATGCCACTATCCGGCTGATGTCCTTCCCATGCAGGAAGACGAACCGGATGCGCTGGTCCAGATTGTATCCGTCGTATTCTTCCGGTGTCACGCCGATTCGGAGATAACGCTTACTGATACGTATCAGGCTCCGGGTGGTAGGTGTCTTCATCGTGATGCGGAACGGACGCTTCCGCAACACCGTATGAAGCGGCAGGCTGATTCCCCCGTCACTGAGGGAGATGCCTGCCAGCAGTTCTATATCTTGTGCCTTCATACTTATCCTTTTGCGTCTTCGACTGAGTCAATCGCATCAAAATCTTCTGTACCAGGAGGATAAGTACGATAACGTCTGTCCTTCCCGTCTGCGGGTTTCAGCATATCCACACGGATACCCATTGCCAGCACATTCTGCATGTTAATTCCGTTCTGGAATCCATTGCGGCTCAGACGTGCATTAAATATGCGGAAACCATGTCCGGAATGCATGGTGATGGTGAGCACACCGTTCGCTAGCATTTTTGAAGGTGGTGTATAGGAACCGTCCGCTCCGGCTTTTCCACCGAACACATCCACCATACTCTGCGCATTCAGCTGGATGAGGTTCATCGTAAACGCATCGCTTCCCGGATTGGTCATGATGCTGTCTACCGGTCCGTCTGTTATCTGTGCTGCGAATACATCCAAAAAACTAGGTGCGTTTCCCGCAGGCTGCATCCCGTTTTCATCCAGCCAGGCCAGTGTTTTTTCCTGTCCTTCAGCTCCCGCAGCCTTGAATGTCACTTTCGCCACGCCATACATCAGTCCGTTGCTTGTATCTGCCATAATCTTGTCGTTTTTAATGTTTGCTTAAATAGTATTTAATCAGTTGCCATATAAGGAAAATCCCCAGCAGGGTCAGGGCTGTTCCTGTCAGCCACCCCTGCACTCCCGGGCGTGTTTCCTTCACTTCATTACTCACAGTTTCATCACGTATGCGGTGGTCGGTTTCCGTACGTGTCACGGTCACCTGTCTTCCTGTACTGTCGGCTGTTGCCGTGACGTTCACGCCACCTTCTCCGTCTGCCTGTATGTCAATGTTCAGACCGTCATTTCTGTAGCTCAGTCCGAATCCGGCAGGAAGTTTACTCAGGTTCAGCCACTGCTCCGCACTCACCGAGCAGGTCGCCGTCCTCTTCGGGACCGGCTCGAAGGTTGTTTGCTCGGTGACGCTCGTTCGGAGGCTGTCCGAGCGGACGGTTTCCGAGCTGGCCTTTCTGCTGCTGGCGCAGGAAGATAATGACAGGACAGCGGTCAGCATACTTGCAAGTATGTAATTTGCGTAAAGCCGTTTCATGATTGATATTCCGTTCGTTTTGTTTTCTCAGTTGTTTGCTTAATTCGCGTACGGTGGCACTCAAATCATCGTATAGAGTCTTGTAAGTGCCTTCGGTTTCCTTCACTGCGCGGACCTGGTACACTTTCCTGTCACGCCACCAAGCAATGGCAGTTACCAGCCAGCCGGCAGGAGCCAGCCATTCCATCAGTGTTTGTAACAGGGTCAAGTCCATAATGCTCTACTCTTTTTTTAACAGTGCTCCGATAGCCTTAATCACATCATAGAATCCGCATCCGCTGAGTCCCGCCGCCAGTCCGTAAATCAGCACCTGCCACCAGATATAGCCGGTAAGTAACGGGGTGAGCTGCAAAAGCCATGCAAGGATACATACCACCATGCCCACACCGCATGATATACCGATTTTGGCCAGCTTGCTTGCGGAAATAGCCGGAACAACTTTCAGAATCTGTGTCACCAAGGCAGAAACCAGGGCTACGATTCCCGTAAAGCTTCCCAGGTCGATAAGGAACGATGTTTCAGGTTCTGCAGCCGGAAGTACGGTCTGTGCAAATGAAGCCAGTGTTGTAATCAGGCACAGGCAGAAAAATAAGATAATCCGTTTCATTTTGTTGTGCTTTAAAGTTTTAATGTCTGTTTTCTGTCGTTTCCGTCGCGTTTGTAAGACACATGCACCCAGGAATAATTCTTTTCGTCGATAAGCTGGTCAAAAGGAAGATGGCTTTTGATGTAATCAAAGAGTTTACGGTTCTCTTCCTTGCTTCCTGCCGTAATGTCGGCAGCCTCCCCTTTCAGATGCTGACTGCTTGCCGCACCTCCTACCAGCCGGTTCAGTTGCGGACAACGGTAACCTGAATTGACGGTAATCGGTTTTCCGTACCATTCGCGGAGCGGGTCAAGCACATTGTCGGCAAGGGCTTTCAGATTACCCGCCTCCTGAAGAGGCGGTGTATTCTTGATTCCATGAGCATCGGCGGTGGTGCTGGCACAAAGTTCACCCATTGTAAAGTGTTTCATCCTTCAGTCCTCCTTATGCTCCAGCATTAGAAATTTGTACATACTTCTTTCCGGTCCACATCAGTACAGTACTATCGTTTGCGGCACATTCCACACCGCCTATCGTCTGTTTGTTTGATGCGTGTTCGTTGTTCACAATCAGCAAGGAGCCAGGCTGTACCTGTGTGTTTACAGTATAAGTACCTGCAGAAGCAGCACTGTCGAACGTCATTACCTGCGGATTGGTATCATGCGTAATGTGTGAACTGTCGGTTGGCTTACGGTTTACTGCAATCGGAAAAGGAACAAGCTGGCAGCGTTCGCCTTCTTCCGTATAAGGGGCGGTAAAGTCATATGTACGCCTTGATTTACTATTCAGATAACTCATAGTTTTATCGCTTTTTTAAGATTTGTTACTCATGTTTTTTAGTTACGATGGCCCCCAGATATTTTCCGGTAGTGGGAAGTGCCAGTCCGCGCATGTTAAAGCCGATAACGTCACCACGGTATTCCGGATCATTCAGACGATAGTACATGTCGAAATTGCTCTTTGCAGCTCCTACCGCTTCCTTATAAAAGAAGGTTGAGGCAATAGCGTCCGTACTGTTTACAGGAGCTCCGTATGCTACACGTTGTCCGGTATCCCCATTGTAACGTGGAGTCATTGAGGTGATATATACCTTGAAATTAAACATTGAGCTGCCATTGAAGAAGCTTTTGTACATTTCCAGGTTCTGCTTGCGAAGGTCGGCTGCATGCCACGGATGAAGAAGGAGGATTCGTCCTTCTGTAGGCATATCCATCAGGTTGCATTGGGTATCCAGTTTCAGCAATTCTTCATAAGTAAAGGCATAGTACGTGTTGTTGATGACGCTCTTGTTTCCTGTGCTGACCACATTTACCGGAGTGGTTTCCGTATTTTTTGCCGGCGACCAGTTATATCCGGCCATTTTCGCATACTTAGTCTGCAAAGACACACGGTGTCCGCGGATAACGCTTTCGCGCTTGCCTGCTGATTCTTCCACTTCGATTGCGTTGATGTGTACGGTATTTTCCGTATCAAAACGCTTCATCTCCAGTCTGTGCGGAATATCTTCACGCATTACAATAGGAATCGGCCATACTTCATTGTTCTCAATTACTTCCGGATTTACGCCCGCTTCCTGAAGGTTCAGGAAACCGTTGTCGGTCCACGCATCGAGATTGCGTCCTTCCGAAACGAACGAAGTATCCGGGATAAACTGCTCCTCGATTCCGGGGAGCCAGATTTCTTTGTTCAGTCCTGCCATGTTTTCTCTGTTTTAAATGGTTTGTAAAAACGGTTTAAGCCGGCTCATGCCCGTAAGCTTCACGGAACTTCTGACGGTAAAGTTCCTTATCCTGCTTCAGTTCTTTCAGGCGGTCGGCTTTCAGAATATCCTGGAAAGTCATGTCACGCAGGGTTATTGCACCTGACTTTCCTTCAGGAATAACCTGTGTGGCTACTGTCTGCCGTCTGGTAATGGAAGACAGACGTACGGAAGCATTTTCAAAATCATTCTCCAGATCTTTCAGCCATGCGTCACGTCCGGAAGCGTCGATACGTCCGTCCTTTACGGCAGTATCCACCAAAGCGACAGCCTGTGTCTTTCTGATTTCACGTTCCTTATGCTCATAAGCCTCCTGTTTGTCCTTCAAATTCTTATTCTCAGTTTTCAGACCGGCTATTTCCAACTGATACTGGTCGCGCAATGCGATTAGTTTTCGCAATTCTTCGGCAATTGCCTGTTCGCTGGCTGAGTCGGACAGGCGTAGCATTTGTGTAATTACACTCATATTGTTTTCTTTTTTAGGGTTGAGATTCATCTTGTTAACATTGTCAGCCAGACGTATAACCGTATTCCGGTCTGAAAGGTCGATTCGCTTACCTGTTGTACGGTCGTACATGGCCAGAGCATTGTGGTTCGCTCCAATCGGACAGATTGATATTTCACGGAGTGTCCAGCGTGTGATGGTCGGTCCGATCTGTCCGTCCAGTTTCATCAGTTCGTCATCCGTAGCCTCTTCCGGAGGCCATGCACCTACAGATGCCATACGAAGGAATCCACGCTCTACCTTTCCGGCTATCTCAGCGGCTTTCGGGTCGTCTGTATCAAATACGATTTCCGCCACTATGGCCCCGTTTTCCTTATATATCCTGTCAGCACGGCCTATTGGCGTTTCCCAGTCATTATGGTTATACAGTATGACGGGATTTTTCTCAAATTCCGTCAGGTTGGCTCCATCTGTCAGCATACGGAATCCGTAAGTGTTGACCGATTCGTCGTGTACTGTAAATTTGTATGATTTGTTCATTGTGCTCATGCTTGTTTATCGCAAAATTCGGGTGAAAAATTGAATCAGGCAAATCAGGTTGTAAGCGTTACATCCTGTAATGTAACGAGTTACATAAATAGGGAAAGCATTACAAGACGATTGGTACAATTCATTGGAACTGTCTACCTTTGTTTAAAAAATAACACAAACCGACATGACAAACAACCTTACAAACCAACAGAAAAAAGACTGGGCAAAGTTGCTGTTCATTCAGGAAGGCATGACTTTTCAGGATATTGCGCAGAAAGTGGGCGTAAGCCGTATAACCGTAGGAAGATGGGCCGAAAAGGAGAACTGGGAGATGTTGCGTGCGGCTGTCACCTCCACCCGTGAGGAACAGATACGCCATCTGTATATGCAGATAGCCCAGATAAACAAGGCTATCGGCGAATCGGACACCAAATATGCCACACCTGCCCAGGCAGACACAATCAACAAACTGTCTGCCGCTATCGCCAAAATGGAGGGCGATTTCGGCATCGCAGACATTATCGGAGTTAGCAAGAAGTTCCTGACCTGGCTGCGTGCCCGGAATCCGGAAAAGGCGATTGATATCTCATCCGAGTTTGACGAATTCATTAAGACACAGCTGAAATGATATGGCAAGACAGAAACTGACAGGAAAGAACAAACAGTTGGTGGAAGACTGGGAAGAATTCCTGCGACAGGTGCGCACACTGACTGCGGTGGACTTTACCATGAGTGACGCAGAGAAGTCCCGAAAATTGAAAGAACTAGAGGCCGATCCGATAGCATGGATGAAATTCTTCTTCTACAAGTTTGCCAAATATGAGTTCGCGGGCTTCCAGAAGAAGGCAATTCGTCGTATCGTAAATCATTCCGACGGCAACTGGTACGAGGTACTTTCGTGGGCGCGTGAGCTGGCAAAAAGTACCATTGTAATGATGACCGTACTATACCTTGTGATTGTAAAGAAGAACAAGCGGGTGATAATCCTTGCCTCTGCCACCAGCGATGCGGCCATCAAGTTACTCAACGTGTACCGTGCCCAGTTCGAGGCTAACGAACGCCTGCGATATTTCTATGGGGACATGAGGGGAACGAAATGGACAGAAGACTATTTCATCCTGTCAAACCGGACTTCATTTATGGCTATGGGATGGGGGCAATCTCCACGTGGTGTGAAGCTGGACGAAGTGCGGCCTGATCTGCTGCTCATGGACGACTACGATACCGACGAGGAATGCCGGAACATTGAAGTGCTGAACAACAAGTGGAGATGGTTCGAGAACGCCCTGTTCTTCACCCGCTCCATCAGCGAGGCATTGCTGACCATCTGGACGGGAAACATCATCGCCAAGGATTGTTGCGTGGTGCGTGCCGGAAACAAGGCTCGTGAACTGGCTGATCGTGAAAAGCCGCTGGGACATTGGGACATCATCAACCTGCGTATGGTAGACATTAACCATCCTGACCCACAAGAAGACTATCGGAGCGGGAAATCGGTCTGGCCCGAAAAGAACAGTGAGGAAGCCGTCGATGAAGTATTGGCACAGGTCAGCCTGGCAGCCGGCCAGAAGGAATGTTTCAATAACCCTGTCATTGAAGGACACTATTTCGATGAAATAAAATGGGGGGAATGTCCGCCTGTACAGAAGTTGAAATACATTGTCAGCTATGGTGACCCGGCATACAGCAACAAGGTTAGCAAGAAAGCCGCACAAAACTCCTTCAAGGCAAACATTCTGTGCGGACTGTATGAAGGTACGCTGTATGTGTACACCTGTTTCCTTCAGCATGTCACCAACGATGAATTTGTGAACTGGTACTACTATCTGCAAGACTATGTGAAGGAGCGTGCCCAGCTGCGTTGCTTCATCGAAAACAACACCCTTCAGGACCCGTTTTACGAGCAGGTATTCAAACCAATTTTTCTGAACAAGGGAAAAGAACGTGGATTCTACATCAATATCAGTCCGGACGAACGGAAGAAACCGGAGAAGTTTGCCCGCATCGAAGGAAACCTGGAACCGTTGCACCGTGCCGGAAGACTGGTCTTTAACATTAAAGAGAAAGACAATCCTCACATGTTGCGACTTCAGGAACAGTTTAATCTGTTTGATGACGGACTCCCGTCACCGGCTGACGGACCTGATGCTGTGGAGGGAGGATACTACATGTGCCAGCAGCTTTCAGCCAAGATTGAAACGGGAAGTATCTGGTACGGTAAAAGACATACAAACAAAAAAAGATTCTAAGATTATGGCATACCTGACAACAGAAGATATGTACACACATATCTACCAGGAAAACATTGAAACGATAAGTCACGGCGATGAGGCGATTATGCTTTCTGCCATTGATGCCGCCATAGAGGAAGCATCCGGTTATCTTACCAAGTACGATACACAAGCCATCTTTTCGGCCACAGGCAGCGCACGAAACGCCATCTTGTTGCTGTTCGTGAAAGACATCGCGGCATGGCACTTTGTCAATCTATGCAACGCCGGGGTGGATCTTGAACTTCGTGAAAAACGGTACAACCGGGCTATCGAATGGCTGGAGAACAACCAGAACCGTAATAACCCTAATCTTCCTGCCAAACCGGACAGTACGGACTGCGGACATGTTCCGGGATGCCGTTGCCAGATGGATTACGGAAGTAACCGAAAGCGGGACAATCATTTTTAAACGATACGATTATGGCAAAGAAAAATAAAAAGAATTATAGGGGAAAGGCTGCCATGCCCGACCCGACAACAGTAAGCAAGGCACTGCCTACCCCTATTTACAGTACTCTTGTACTTACGCCTCCCAGACGGGAAATAAATGACATAGGAAACTGGAAATCAGCTCTACGTGCAGCCGATATAGGTATCCGTTTTCCATTGTATGATCTGTACTCCAGTATCCTGCTTGACGGTTCCGTAACGGATGCCATCAATAAGCGTATAGAGGCAATTACTGATGCCGATATTAATTTTATCACGAAAGACGGAAAGCAGTCAGACGTGATGGAAAACCTTATCAATTCGCTGGAGTTCGAGCGGATGCTGGAAAGCATCATGTGGAGCCGCTTTTGGGGGATATCCGTGGATGAATTTACATTCACTCCGGAATTTGACTTCAACTCAATCCCGCGAAAACATATCCGCCCCAAAGAAAAGGTCATCGTACGCCAACAGGGAGACAATGACGGAATCAGCTATGCCGGTGACGATATGATTATCCAGTGGGGACGAGATGATGATTTGGGGCTTTTGCTGAAAGTCGCTCCATACGTTATATATAAGCGGGGCGGTTTTGGCGATTGGGCACAATTTGTTGAACTGTTCGGTATGCCCATCCGTATCGGAAAATATAACTCTCTGGACGATACGAGCCGCAGGATGTTGATTGAGGCATTCGAGACAGCCGGTTCCGCACCTTATATGGTAGTTCCGAAAGAAAGTGAAATAGAAACCACCCTGATGAGCGGAACGACCAACGGAGCCCTTTACGATGATTTCCGGAAGGCGTGCAACGAAGAAATACTGATTACGATTCTGGGGCAGACCATGACCACACAGAGCGGTTCATCACTCAGCCAAAGCCAGGTGCATCTGGCTGTTCAGGAAAAAAAGCACCGCAGCGACCGGCGTTTTGTTATCCGCATGCTGAACAAGTTTTTTGTGCCGTTACTGGAGAAACGCGGATATCCGATACGTGATGGAAAGTTCTCTTTTGTAGATAAGAAAGACGAACTTTCCGTGACAGACCTGAAAACACTGAGCGAAATACTTCCCATTCCCCGCTCGTGGGCATACGAGAAGTTTGGTATACCGGAACCGAAGAACGATGAGGACATTCTGCAAAGCCTGCATCCGGTGGAATCTGTACAGCAGCCTTTTGTCAACGGAAGCAAGAAGCCTCGTACGGACGAGGTTCAGGAGCCGAAGAAAGATCCGGGAAAAGACAACGAGCCGCCTGTACGCAATACGGACAAACAAAGTCTTTGGGAATGGATAAAAGGTTTTTTCGCAGAAGCCCCGACGGGAGCCGGGGCTGGCACAATCCGCATGAAGGATGATTCGGATCTTGATGGAAAGATAGCCGATGAAGTGTGGAACGGTGAGGAACTGTTCTCACCTGATCTGTTCAGGTTCTTTTCCGGAGAGTTTTTAAATGCAATTGAAACATCATTTAAATCAGACGTAAGAAACATTGATACAGGCTTTGCCTACAATGCTCCCGATGATGTATTCCGTACTGCCATGGAAACCAACCTCTACCACTTCAGTGCAGCCAAGACGCTTGCGGAAATCCAGGAACTTAATCGTCTGTTCCGGGAAAGCGGAAGTTACCCTGAATTTATGGAAAAGGCACAGCAGGTGACAAAAGCGTTTAACCGGACGTGGCAGCAAACCGAATACGATACTGCCGTACTGACGGCAGAAGCCACTTCGCAGTACCGCAGACTGATACAGAACAGAAACGTATTCCCATACTGGCAGTATCTCACCGTAGCCGATGGCCGTGTACGTGAGGAACATCAAAAACTGCACGGAGTGATTCTTCCGGCTAATGACGAACTCTGGAACAAGATATATCCTCCAAACGGATGGAACTGCCGTTGCCGGGTACGCGGACTTATGGCATTTCAGGTAGAAGGTGAAGATCTGGCGGCTATGCGCCAGAGGGTATTGGACTTTCTGACGACCAGAGAATGGAAAATGCAGGTTGCCCAAGGATGGGGAGTTAACCGTTGCGACACCGCCCAGATATTCACTGCCGACCAAATGTACATCCGCAAGTTCCCGCAGCAGGCCGCATCCTATTTGAAAAAGATGACTGCCGACCGCTGGAAACAGCCTACCGTACAACAGATGAAGGAAAGTGCGCAGACTGATATGCCGCCACGTGTGGAACGGGATGAGAAACAGCTATGGGAGGAAAAGGCTGTGGACGGAGTGATTTCGCTGACCGATTATGACGGACGGAAGGTAGTCATACACGAAAAACAGTTTTTCGGTCATACTACCGCAAAAGGAAGAGATAACCGCATCGCACTGTGGAATGCCATGCTCGATACGCTGATGGATCCTGACGAAGTATGGTTGAACAACGAGATAGAAAAGAATTCGCTCGAAAAGGCAGAACAGCTTGACACCTACTGTCTGCTGAAATTCTATCGCGATGAGGTGATGGCCGTAAACTACAAGATTGAGGGTGAAGCACTGGTCCTGAAAACATGGTACGTCATGCAGACCAATCTGAAAGGAAAGACCGTAGCGTATATGAAAAAGAACATCTGGGACAAACGCAGGTGGGGTCTGCTCATAAAAAAACGCTGAAGTATGTCCTTGCGTCCGTCCGCGCCGTAAAGGGGAACTATCACGTAGTTCTCCGCCCGCCCGGATTGGATAACCGGTGTCATACCTCAACTTGAATTTCTCTGACCGAACCTTGCGTCTTTCCATTTCTTGCGGCTGCCCCCCGCCAAACCAAGGTAGGGCCCCATCTAGTCCGCTTGTCAGAACATTACAAAGATAATGTTTTTAATTATTAATTGAAAAACAAATGAATACAAACAATGAATTTGCAAGAAAAATAGCCCAGGCAATGAGTGCGCTCCCCCAGCTGATAGCGGAAGAAGCCAAGGAATATTCCAGGACCAGATTCTCCGAGAAGTCTTTCGATGGTAGGTCATGGCCGGCACTGAGTCCGAAATACAAGCCGAAGAAAGGAACCATGCTGGTACGCAGCGGAAAACTGCAAGGCAGCGTGCGTGTGTCAAGGGTAACCCCCAAAAAGGTAGTCATTGCCGCCGGAAACAGCAAGGTCCCCTACGCACAGGTTCACAACGAAGGTTTTACCGGAAGCGTAGCGGTAAAGGCTCACACACGTAAGCTGAAAAGACAAGGAAAGAAAAAGAAAAGAACTGTCGAGGTGAAAAGCCATACACGGAAAATGAATATTCCCCAAAGACAGTTCATGGGCAACTGTACCGAACTGGAACGTAAATTAAAAACAGTAAGCGAACAACTTTTTAAATCCATATTGAAATGAAGAAAGAATACCTGAGCGATTTACTCGAACTGCTGGAAACGGAAGTGCCTGAACTCCGTTGGATTGATGCTGACGAAGGTCAGCTGGATTATTACACCGATGAACGCCCGCCGGTGGCATGGCCCTGTTGCCTGGTAGAACTTTCCATGCCCGACACACGTGACTTGTCTTCCATGGGTACAGTTCCCCAACGATGTACCCTGCGAACTGTGCTTACCATTGCCTTTAATGATTGTGCAAGCCTGAACACAAACGCTCCGGAATCCGTGCGGGAAACGGCTCTGAAACGTTTTAACTTGCTGGAAAAAATAAAGCAGTCCATACATGGACGGTGGTTTGACCATTTCCAGCAACCATACATGCGACGTAGCTGTGTACCTCAGAAAAGGGAGGACGGATTGAAAGTATATGAAATGGTATTTGAAGCGGCTGTAATCGAATAGTCAGAATTTCCATGTAGGAAACATCTTCTGAAGCTGGCGTGCCGTCACCTTACGGCGGCAAAGGTCCGTATAGAAATCCGCATTTTCCATCAGCGCGTTCTGAATGGTTCTCTCGTCCACAAAGAACTCATGTTCCGCCAGTATCACTGTCACATCGTCAGGCCGGCGGCGCATGATTTCTTCCCAGTAGTATTTTCGCGCCACCATCGCACGGTTACGTAGCGCCAGACGCTCCTTCCTGTCTGATGCCATTCGCTTGAGAGGAAGAGTTATCTTCCGTGCTATATTTGAAAGCGAAATCGTATTTTCCGGGAACAAATCAAGCTGAGAATCCATGATAATGTTTTCTGCAAAAATACGAAAAAACACACATAAAATAGCATATTCATGCATCTTTTCACATGCATACAACGCTACAAGGACGATATGTAATTACTCGGGGAACTTTAGTTTATGAATAATTAAAAATGAAAATCCCCGGCATCCGGTTTTGGGTGTCGGGGATTTTTGTATCAGTCTTCAATGTATTTCTCATTTTTGAGCAATTCTGTCATCATCCTATCACGATAAGCCTTGCTTTGGTAATTACCATCATATTTTTTCCATGACCTTGGATTCGACTTACTCTTGTACTTAATGTGAGGACTTGGAGTGTCCATTCTTCTGAGAATGACATACCCGTCCTTGCATAATTTTTCTTGATCGTTCGCGTTCATAACTTTAGTATATATTAAATCCTTCAGATTGTTCACAAAATTCTGCCATTGATTCAACTTTTTGTAAAAATTCTTCACTTGGAGGTTCAGACATTTTTCCAAAAAGTGATATAGTCATAACTTGTTCGGATTCCGGCATTTTATCCCATTCTTTTCTTAAACCTCTTTTTACAAATACATATCCTCTAAAAAGTCGAGCCATAATCAATGCCTCTTCTTTAGAAACAGAAAAACCATCGTTACTTACCGGACTTCCATCATTACGAGAACCATCATATATATATTTACCTGGATCAAAAGTGTTTTTCCCATAATTAAACAAATATCCAGCGCCTGTCTCTTCTAAAATTGCAGGCCATGTAAATATCATTCCAGATTTACTATCTATTTCCTTGTTGATAGGTATCAAATCATATCCCATATTACTTTTATTTTTTTATCAATCGGTTGTAAATCTCTTCATCTGCTCTTTTGATTGTACACACGCTCGATCCATAACAGAAAATTGGTTCTTTATCAAGAATTTTCCCATTTTGCAGCCATGCGCGATAAACATACGAAAACTTTGTGCTTTTCTTTGCTTTTGAAAGAGTTCTATATGTCTTATTTGTCTTTTCTTCGTAAAAGCACTTGATGATGTAGTTCAAATCTTTTTCGTTCATATTCATTCATCCTATTCAAAAACCATTTGTTTACCGTAAATCTTCGCTACTTCGTATTCTGCCTGACATCCTTTGCTATCTTGCCATCCAAGGCAGAAAAAGACTGCATCGCATTCCAAGAGGGTCTGAATGTCTCTCCCCATGTGTTCTGCATAAGATGCGTTAGAATCTGGCGATGCGTCGAACGGGGTTACTGGCTCGTGTCCATTACTTACCAATCCATTTTTTACAATGTCTAAATGAAGTTTTATTTCTGTAATGTCTTTCCCGGTTATCGGGACGGAGATATATACTTTCTTTTTCATAAATCAATAATCTCAATTTTCAAACTTGACTTTAAATCACACATCATGTCGATTGTGTCGTTATTAGCTACTTCAAAGCAGATACCCAGTAATTCCGGGTTCTGCTGCGAGCGTTGCACCTTCAGGTCGCAGGGGCGGCTGTACCTAATCCACACGAACATGAACTGGCTGATCATGCTGTAGTGAATCTTCGCCGCCACCCTGCGAGGCTTGAACAGATTAAGGTTCTGGTTCTGCATAGGGTTCTATGTTTTTAACCACCTGTCCGCTGAGCCAGATGCGTCCGCTGCCCTGGCATTGCGGACACACTTTATGTTCGGGGTACTGATGCTGAAAATCTTTTTCTGCATACACTGTCACTGTGCCGGTGCCTCCGCACTGTCGGCAGAGGCATACTCGGCGATGGATATAGGTCTTTTCTGTTTTCATCTTCTGTCTGAGTTTTCAAATTCGGGTTTCACATCGGGGTCTGCTTCGTAGGGGTACACGTCCATGATGGCGGTTTCCTGTACGGAAGCTATCATGTAGTCGGCCAAAGTTTCCTTCATTCCTTCGTCCAGTTTCTTTACCGCATCTCGAAGGTCGGCAGCCTGTACAAATACGTTGCTCGCAGTACGCTTTTCCACTCCGGTCTTTTCATCCAGTGTGATAAACCAAAGTTTGCACTTGAACCAGCGGTCGGCAGACTCTTCTTCGCTTGGAAATATCTCATTATAGTTTGCTCTTGCTACACCAGCCACAACAAACTCTCCCTGAAAGAAAGGTGTCATTTCTTCGATGATACGACTTTCGGCTTCGGTGAAGCTGAGTGCGTCTACCAGATAGGGTTCAGTGACTTTCTTGTTCATTCCGTTTTCCATTGTCTTTTCGTAACGGATTTTGCATGTAAACCAATTGTGCATCATAATTTTTCTATTTTTGTTGAGTTCTTAAATATTACGTTAGTGTGGTCTCTCCTCGAATCGTCCATACAATCAAGGCCTTTTCCGTAGCAGCTGATTGAGTGCTCAAAAAACCAGCATCCGCTGCATGCTTTTTCCGGATCTTCCACTTCGGCCACTTCAAGTGTATGTCCGTTCCAGGTGAACGTTTCTCCTAATTCGTGCTCCATGATTCTTTGATTTTTTTGATTAGTTCATCCCATCCTTTCCGCGCCATGCGTGGTTCCATCCAGCAGAGCCAGCCCATAATGTCAAGAATCTTTCCTGTCAGTTTCAGGATAAATCCCAACACGATGACCGGACCAAGAATGATAGAAAAGGATGTGAACAGGATAATTTGCGTGCGTTTGTTCATTATTCAAGATAGTAGGTGATTACGATTATGTTGTTACGAAGGACTACGACTCTCATCCCATCCCCACCATCTACGATGTAAACGAATGTAGATGTGCTGTTCATTATCAGTTTATCTTTCCTTAGCGAGAGTATCTTTCCGATGATTATTTGTTTCAGACGGTCGTAGTCGTAGAATCCAACCTCATGAATGGGTCTTACATATATCCTTTTCAGGTATTCGTGCAGCTTGATCATCCAGCGCGGCCATTTGTCGCGCCGGATGGGTGAATTAAAGGTGAGTTCTGCCATTGCTATTCCAATTTAATGATTTCGCATTTCTCCAGGAAAGGAGACAATTTCTGAAAATTGTACGCGTCAATAAAACCTCTGAACTTTCTTGCATTCTTAATTTCTTTCACGAAGCATAATTCATACGAAAAATCCGATGAAAGTTTTGGGTATCCTTTTTTCAAGTAGTCTCCAGCTCCAGTCTTAATCACATATATTCCTTTCCCATACTCTTTTATCCTATCATTTATATCTTTTCTTGTCCAACAGGATATGCAATGAGGACCGGATGGCGCATTGTAATATCCGGCATCCGGATTAATCTCTTTTCCACATTTACAACAGAATAACTTATTCATCTTCCTTTTCCTCCTCAATCCAAAATGTGATAACTGGTTTATTGTAGACCGTATATACCGTAATGCGGTTATCAGTGCGTTCTATCTTATGGGTTATCCCAAGTGTATTTTTTGAATTACGAACTATGTACACAAAACTTTTCAAGTATCTTTCGATGATGTCCATTTCTTCCTTTGCTTTCTCTTGTGTAAGAGATTTAATTGGAAATCTTTTGTGATAATATCCAGATACTTCCAAAGCATATTTCGGAATAGGTTTCTTTACAAATTTTCTTTCAATTCTGTACTTTCCCATTTTTCTTCCATCCATTGAGTTTATATACCAAATCTTTTGCTTCCTCCGGAGAGTGGCACTCCGCAATTGGAGTGCCTGTGCATATAGTATCCGTGTATTCATTGCGATACACAATCCAAAGATGACCGCGACGGAGATAACTGTACTTAGGCCGTTTGCACCGCATCGCTTTCCTTCTTTGATTCTACATAGAAAGATTCGTCCTGCACCACCTCTACGCCGATATTGGCAAACTGTTCAGCAACTTCCGGAACGTCACGGTCGGCCAGCAGCTTGTCCTTGGCCAGTTCGTCGGTGGTTCGGATGTACTGTGGCAGGAATTCTTTACAGAGATTCGTCACGGCTGCCCAAGTGAAGCCTTTCCGGTTCTTCAACTTCGGGTTACCGGTACGGAATCCGATGATACCATGTGCTGATTCCAAACTCTTCTTTTTACTGAACAGAGTATCCTTGTTTTCTGTGGCGTAGGTCTGCATTACTTCGAATGAACTGTCTTTTGTCGCGTTCAATTCTGCCAGCTGGTCTGCATACTTCTCACGGATCTTTGTCATTTCCTGGTCCATCTTCGCAGTGAGAGACTGGACCTTTGCGTCAGCCATCGCAAAATCAGCAAATGCCTGTTCGTACTGTTCGCGGCTTACTCCGCTGATTACTGTTTTCTTGGTTCTTTTTGCCATAATTAATCGGTTTTTAATGATTGTTTAAATGATTAGTAATTCATAGATTCTTTTTCCATTTCGTCCGCCTGTTCATCGGTCACCTGCAAAGCATCAAATGTGAGTATGAAATTCCCTTTCCTTACTACGGAGTTAAACCAGTTCTCGATGATGGAGGCACGACTGGCAAAGTCAGCTCCGTCGCGTATAGGTGAACACGCAAGCGTCTCTTGTGGTGTACGCAGACGGATGAAAATACGCCTGTATGGTTCCCGTCCATCAATCAGAGCCTTTGGACTTCCTTTCTCACCCGGCATTCCTATTCCATACTTTACGGGGTCTATCTTCCCCTCACGTGATAGCACTTCGTTCCATTCTTTTTTTTCCATATACTTTCAATTGTCAATTAGTTCGTCCTCCATTGCCGCCATGTCATATTCCATTTTCATGGCTTCGTCTGCCTGCTGTCCGCAGAAGTTTTCCAGTTCCCGCAGGATGAGTACCTGGTCGGTGAAATCAAACTGCTGCATGCGGTTCATAATGTCATTCTGGATTTGTTCGATTGTATGTTCCATGATTATTCCTTGTTTGATTTACTGTCCTTGTAATCTTTCACTACCGGGCTACCAATCAGCTCGCGTCTGCTGTAATACACGCTACGTCCTTTCTGATATCCTGTTATCAGCCCTTTGTTAGCCCATCTTTTTATAGTTGTTTTTCCACATCCTATTAATCTGCATGCGTCAGCCTGACCTATCAAATCGTCCGGTGCTTCTGAAATATCCTTTCTAGGTACTTTCTCTAAAGAACCGACCCTGAGTCCTAATCTTCTTTCTACACGATCCAATCGGCGCAGAAGTTTCTTGTATTCCGAGAGGCTCAATGTAATAGTTTCTTCTTCCTCTTCCGGTTCGTCCTCCAGATCCGGACAGATGGAACTGATACCAATCTTTCCGGCGAGGAACTGGGCTGCATCGCGTGCGGCATAAAATAGGGTTTCGTTTCGCTCGTCTTCCGGAACGTCGCGCACATACTGATTGAATACCCATGTTTCGCTGCGCTTCATTTCCAGGACTTCCACCTGTATTCGGCTCGCTTCGTCTGTATAAGCCTTCAAGTGCTCGATGGCACGGTTTATTTCTGATTGCTTTCTCATATCATTCCTCCTTTCTGGCCATTGCCTCAAATTGTCTTTTTACTTCCTTCAGCTCTTCCATCGACATTTCAGTAAGGTTCTTGCGGAACTTGCTGCGTGTACGGCAGAACTGGTTTATTTTTGCTTTATTCATTTCAAAGTCTGCTTCCGTGTCGTTTGTATAGTTCTTGTTAAGGCAGGAAATACGGAACGACAGGGAAAATATCTGTTTCACCAGGGCACGTGCCTGTTTGCGTAGTCGGTCGGCTTCCTCACGGTTGAATCGGGTAAGCAACAACCCTGCTTCTTCCTTCGTCAGTCCGGCAGTGCTGTCGGTGCGACCAGAAGTGAACTGACTGATAAATCCGTGTCGGTCTTCATCGGAAAAACCCATCTTATGGAATTGGGCTTGCAGTGCCTTCACCTGCTGAGGTGTAATGGGTCGGTCTTTCATTGCTAATCCTTGATTTTTCATTTTTCATTTTTCATTTCTTCATTCTTAATTCTTCATTCCTCATTCTTCATTTTTTTCATTCTTCTCCGTGATACTGCCTGGCTTTCTCCGGCACAATGTCATAATAACCGACTGGCCCGATAAAACGGCCCTTTGAAAATGCCCTGAAACCTTCCACGTATATTTTCAGACTGGCATCGTACATCACTCCTTTGGCTGCGCGTCCGTTTGGCAACTGGCCTTCGGCATGGCTGATGAAGATGAGCAGCTTCCGTTTGTGCTGCTCCTTGAAGTCGATGTACTGTCGGTAAGTCATGCGGGTGTACTGGAAAGAGTCGATTACCACGATGTCGGGGCTTTTCTGTCTCCGGAGGCGTATGCTGAGTTCATCCATATCCTCGTTGTCAATCAGAAGGAACTTCTTGTTTACGTCCATCATGCCTGTACGCCGTATGGCATCCTGCATGGTGCGGCAGGCACCTTCCTCCATGCTGTCGTATGCCACGCGTCCAAAACGACACAAATACTTGCAAAGCTGGAGGGCAAAACTGGTCTTTCCGCTTCCGGAGTTTCCCCAGATGAGCCATACACCCCGGCGTTCAGGAGTGCCGAAAGCATCATACCAGGGACCGTCAAACTGCATCACGTCAAACTTCATGGACAGAAGTTCACGAACCCCCTTCGCATTGCGGTCGAAAGTGAACTTCTTTTTCTGTGGGGGCGGTGTATTGTCTTCCTTATTCATCCGTATCTCCTCCGTTTTTCATTTTTAATTTTTCATTATTCACTCTTTTGGCTTCAATGATACGTTTCTGACGGTGTATGCATCGTTTCACGCGGCGAAGGTCGTTGTCGCTTCGCTTGGCATCCTTCAGTACCTCTTCTATATCGGAACGGTCGGTCAGGTTGTTGGCCTGACAGATGGCGTAGATGTCATTCTCTTCCGTGGGAGACACATCGAAGAAACGGCGTCCGATGCGGCTGTTTATTTCCTT